AATACATCGTTGATGAAGACAATCAAAGTTTGTTCAACATCAACAAGAGAACCTTTTGCGGCAACAATTGTGAATGGGTCTCCATCACGTTTTATTTGGAAGTTATTCTTTTGACCATCAAATTCATTATCAAAACTATCAAGAACTTCTATCTCACCAACAGACCAAGAGTTGAACTTATCACTATAAACTTCATCGATCAAAAGTTGGAAGTTTTCAAATGTTACACTTGGATCAGTGGGAATACCAGTAGTTCCACCAGATTCAATTGTAAGTCTTTCACCGTTACCATAACCAAATCCAAAATTTCTAAGTGTGAAACCAATAATACTAGAACCTTGTCCGACTAAAATATCAACTGTTGCACCCTGACCAGAACCAACATAACCTGATGAATAACTCAGAGGGATATTGTCATAACTCAGTGGATCATCAAATACCAAGTCTGGAAGATTTGTTCCAGTATATCCAATACCTGGATTTGTAATGGCAACACTTACGATATGACCACCACTGACCGCGGCAGTTCCAATAAATTCAATGTTAGGAATACCTGAACTATAAGTCTGAACACCAACATTAACAACAGTCTGAATACCAGATCTGTAACCAGAACCAGAATTAGCAATACTGACATTAGTAATTGTTCCAGCAGCAGAAACAGTTACGGTTCCACCAGCAGATACAAGGGGTTGATAACCAAATCCGTTGGAAGAACCAACAGAAACCATCAAACCACCGATTGGATAATCACCATTGTTTGGATCGTAACCAGTTGGTAGTCCATCGTTACCAGTGAATATGATATTGGTAGTACCACCACTCTCAATCATTCTATAGTCACCAACTTGAAGTGAAGGTACTTGAATACCCGTAGGTTGTTGCAAGATACCGTTAATAACAACAAATGAATTTTCTATTGCAACATCAGAACCATCAACCTTCACACTAAATTCACTTCTAATACCAGTGAAATTATTAGAAATATTATCAAAGATATAATTCTCATTGTATGTCTCATTGATCGTATCAGGAACACCAGATCTCATGAACGATCTTCCTTGGAAAGATGATCTACCGGTAATACCTTCCCAATCAACTTCGTCAGGATTTTCGGCTGTAGTGACACCAACTGGTTCTGGACCTTTAGGTGCAGATGCAAAGTTCAGGGTGTTTCCAATAATATTATACTCACCACTTAGTTTTTCGACCAGATCACCAGTAGAGTGTGATTTTCTTAAGGTTCCCAATCTTCCTCTAAGAACATTGATTGATGTTGTATTGCCAACTCCAACAGATCTGACAGTAACAATCTCATCACCAATACGAAGTTCATCACCAGTAAAGATTGAAGTGATACCTGTCAGTAAGATGTCCTCTTGGAATACAACATCCTGTGCGAGAGTTGTTGTAATACCAAAAGAAACAATCGGTGATTGGATAATATTATCAACTGCAAGGAGAACCTTCTGATTCTGTTTTGTTGATGTAATAGTATGTCCTACACCAATACCAGTAGATCCGATACTGAGAATAACTGGTTGAGATTTCAAAGCGTTTTCACTAGTAGTAGCAAACTTAAGATCTTTATTATTTGGACTAACAACATATAAAGATGTTGGTAATTTATCAGTAAGACCAATACCAGGAACTATTGTTGCAGCAATACCAATTGCTGCAGTCGTGCCGGCACCAGGAGAATTATAAACAACTTCCTCACCAGTTACAAAGAAGTGATTTGGAATGGTTATACTATTATTTGTTGTTGAAACAATCCCAGGATCACTACCATCAAATGTTCGTGAAAAGATTCGATCACCCTTATGCTTCAGATCAAATGCTGTTACAAGATCAAGCAAAGTTCCTATGTAAGTTCCTTCATCACCCTTAATACGCAAATTATTCAAATTGATAAGATCTGGTCTATCATTATCAGTGGCAGGTTCCATTCCAATAGTGAATACTCTTACCTGAACATTAATACTTGGATTAGGTGTATACACGAGATTAAGTTTATCACCACTCGTATCAATACCAACTTGACCTAGAGAACCACCACTCCTAACGTTTGCGTATTCAACAAACTCAGATGGAGTAGTAACAGATTGAAGTGTGACAACTTCGAATGATTCATATTCATTATTAGTAGTATCTTCAACAGTAACAATATGATAACCAGCTTCTACTGCTCCAGAATAACTAGCAATTGTATTTGCACCTGGATTGAGGTCCGAAGGAATTGAAGTAAATCTGGAATCTAGTTTTGCATTGTTGAGATAAACTGTTCCCGCAACACCAGTATTGTCAGAGGTGGCAATAATAGAGGTATTAACAGTAAGTCCAACCCCAACACTTGGGATGAAATCAACATCAATATTAGTTCCATCAACATAAGCATTAAAAGTACCAAATCCAGTTATGTTGGTAGAAATGTTACCGTACTCCAAGAAATATACATCAGTTCCATCATGAACCAGATTCAGTTCATCTACAGAGTAGTTATCACTGGGATCATTAATTTGTACAAGTAACTTAGCGGATCTGTAAGTATTTGGAATTGAAGCAATTGTTGTAGTTGTACTAGCAGAAACATTGACATTAGTACTATCAACTTGAACAATATCACCGAATGAAGTTGTACCTATACCACTAATATTATTAAGAATACTGAATGATAATGTATTGATATCGTAAGAATTGTATGCAAACTTGATTGGATAGAATCTTAGTGACCACTGATCCTGATCAGGATCAGACTGATCCTGACCACTCATAAGGAAGTCAAATGAACCCAGATTATTTTCAGAATCAAGGTTGGCATATTCTGAAATATACGATGTAGTATTAGTACTATTATTGTGAAGAACAGATACAAATTGAACTTGTCTCTTATTAGTCAGAACCTGATCTCTACAATATACGAGAATTTTATTGTAGGTATAATTTTTAGGATAATCTGCCACATCTGAGTACTTTTCAAATCTTGTAACACTGTTGAAAGTATCACTAAAATCATCAATACTCAGAGCCCTATTACCAATAGATTCATTATAATCTATAAGAATTTTATTATCAAAAATAATTTGATCAGAAATTAGATTACTGTCAATATAAAGTGTATTTTCTGATACATTATCAAAATCCTGCCAACAGTGAATACTTGACTCACTGATGACATCAATGACAACTTCAACATCAGATTGTGCCGGAGATACAATAATACCACCTGGGGATTGTTCTATAGATTCTACTCTCAGATCGGCAAACTTTGCAAGACCTGCAACGTGACCAAGACTACTGACAGCATCATCCCACTTATCAAGAGCTACACGAGATTTAAGTGAATATGAAAGATTCTGATAATATTCATTATTCGGAATTCTCTGAAGACCATCATTCAAGAATCCAGAGTTTGTTTTCCAACCATTAACAAATGTCGTTCCTGCACCCGTCGAAACAGTTGAATTGAAGTTTAATTTGTTCTGAACAATGACTTCTGTTCCAGAAGACCTACCAATAACTTTAGAACCAATTTCAAATTCATTAGGAGTAGAAACTACTAATCTTCTGTTAGTTGGATTCCATCTTTCAACAACACCTTTATTAGTACCAGAAGTTACAACTTCATTAATATTGAATTGATTTGGTTTTAAACTGATGTCAAATACTGGGAAGTCACTTTCAGGAATTGCTCTAGCTGCAGATCTTGTAGGATCCATTATACCTGGTTCCTCACCAGATCTTAGGTATCCATTAAGATTGTAGTCGAAGTATGCACCAGAACCACCAATTTGAGCATCAAATCCAGTTACTTCAAACAATGCATAGTTGTAGTTTTCGGAATTGTACCCTCTATCTGCAGAACCGATAGTACCAGAGATACCTTCGATCAGTACCTTTTCTCCGGTTCTGTATCTAAAGTTTTGTGGTTCACTAAACTGAGCACTCAAAAATACTCTGACATTTTTAGTAGCTTCTGTATAGACAACTGAAGAAATACCTACACCGTTAGAGTTTTTGACTGGGATGATCGTTGGAATGTTACTATAAAGACCATTAGTATTTTTAAGAATCTCGACTTCAGTATCACCAAGAGTGTATCTGACATCTACATCCTCAACAACTTCACCAGTAAATCCATCAAGAACAACTAATTCTGGATTTACCAGATAGTTTTTACCAGAAGAAGTGATACCAATACTATCAAATGACTGTAGTGCTTCTACTTCCAAAATCTCTGGAACATTTGTAACAACTTTAAGTGTTTGATCAGTGGGATAATTAAATCCAATATCCTCAAATTTGGTAGAAAGAACTTCACCAATACTTTCACTGGTTAATGTGATTATTGCATTACTACCAATACCACTTCTTATTGAAGTAATACCAGGAAACTCTTTATATCCGGCACCACCGTTAGTGACATTAATTTTTGCAATAGGGCCAAATGCACTTCTAGAATTTGTTGTGTACTTACAAATCGAATTCGAAGAATTGTATAAAGAAACGTCTGGTACATTCTTAATACTATATTCAAATGTGGTTGTTCCTACATTAACAATGTTATAATTACCATCGTATAGTGACTTAACAACTTCAATACCGTTATATGAACTTACGTCTTCATCAATAATAATATCCGATTTGATTGATGAAACAATATCTGGGAAGTCCACATCAAACTTGTAGTAGAGTTGTGTTGGGACAGAATCACGAACATTTAACTTGAGAGTTGCTGTTGCATCAATACCAGGTCTCCCACTCTTGACAACTTCGAAACTACTTGTTTTACCTGTAGTAAAGAACATGTTTGAATACTCTCTGTCAGAGAATAGATTCATATCAAAGGCAGAGTATCTGGTTCCACCACTAATAAATGATAATGAACTGTCAGAAAGATCGAATGTAAGTGTATTATTTTTCTTAGTTCGAACCTGTGGATTGATCTTGGATAGTGTTCCAATAGAGGCACTCGTAATATCAATGAAGTTTGGATTTTCTAAGTTGACTTCATACTTTTCTCTTACTAGTCTTACATTAGTACCATTGAAAGGAACTATGTAGTAGATCGTATTATCTTTAAGGCCACCAGAAGGTGATGATGAAGTATGAATAACTTTGTCCCCAAGTTTAAAGAACTCATCGGAGAAGGTAATAGAGTTTCTTACAATATCAACATCACCGGCAGTAAATGATCTTGGATCAAATACAATTCTTCTATTATAGTCATCATACTTAACAATTACTGTATCTTCTAAATTTGGTTTAATTTCAACGTTAACCAAATCTCCTCTCATCAACCCATGAGTAGATGCAGTAGAAACAGTTACAGTGTGTTTAGATGTCTCTGCACTAACTACATTAGTAAGATCTGTAGTAAACTTATGAGTGTTACCAGTCCCAACACTAGTAAAGTAAAGAAGAGATGTTGAAGTGTTAACACCAACATATGTTCCAGTAGAACCAAGTCCTACCTTGTTAGAACTAATACCTACAATATCCTTAGAAAGTGGTACCGCATAAAGATTTTGATATGACGTGAGATCTACATATCCAGAAGAAGTTCCGTTCCAAACTTGAAGACTTGTTCCACCATTTGAAGAGTAGAACAACGAATCATTCAATCTTAAATTGTGATTTGGATAGTATATTGATTGTGGTTCAACAAATACCTGACTCAAACCGACTCCTGGGTTTGAGAATGTAATGGTATTACCAATTCCTGTTCCCAATATAGTTCCAAGACCAACAGACTCTGTAGGATCAATATAGAGAACACTATTAATATTAAACACCCTAGTGGTTTTCAGAGTTCCTACGTTAATTCTGAATTTCTTGGGATCTTCGAAGAGAATGGAAGAATTTGTGTGTGACGCACCTGTAGATCCTTCTACTGCTCTCTGAACCCTAATTCTTCCAGTTTTCTTATCAATATTCAGAACTCTCACTTTCTCTTCATCAATTGTGAAGATATCATCTGGTTTAATATATGGAAACTCAAGGAGACCATTAACATACAGATAATCAACATCATTAGTGTTTGCAGTAGAAACACCAAGAGTCAATACGAAGTTATCTGTCCTAACACCTACAGTGTAAGACTTATCTAATCCACTAAAATATGAAGAAAGACCTGTTACATTTACAACATCACCGTTACTAAACGTGTGAATCTGTGTTGAGAATCCAATAAAGTTACCAGTCAGGCCTGGGGTAAATTCAATATTATAAAATACTGTACTCGCAACACTTACCGTATCAACTGTCTTACCATCAAGTGATACAACTCTTGCTCGAGCTCCATTACCACCACTATTTGAATTATCAAATACTACAGAATCGTTGATCTTATAATTAGAACCACCAGTCAAAATACCTACACCTTCTATAACACCTA